CATATCAAAATCCATTATTTTCATCTAAACTTTTATATGCAATTCCAGTGAAATCACATAAGAAAAAGAGAATATTTAAAAAGTGGTTAAAACGCTATGGTGTTAAAGTTGACCATATAACTTTAGATTTTCAAGTTATAACATACGACACTCAAACAAGTGAGGCTGAATGTAAAATGACAAATGAATCAGTAAAGACGTATGTTACATTTTATAAGGCAATTCAGTTATACGAATATGCTCTTAAACATGGAATTGATATGTGGTGAAAGGAGAAGAGGTATGAACAAGGATAAAGATAATAATAGCATGTCAGCGGATCAGATGTATGTTGACAAGTTACAGAGTATTGTAGATCAGATGGGAGAATAAACAGTCCAATTAAAGAAGCATTTCCTGTTAATTTTGTCTAAGAGCATTTCTACACACGGTTTTCCAAAATAAAAAAGAGAGAATAACTAAATATAAGGAGGTATAGAACTTGCATATAAGAATTGTTGGTTTTAGCGACAGATATGATGATTATAAACTTCTTGGATATACAGAAGTAGAGAATATATCAGAAGTTTTTAAGACGCTAGATTATATGAGAAAGAACGAAATTCCATTAATAATCAATACTAATGATGTCATTGATACAGACGGAGAAGAATATTACATAGATAGTATTACAATGGTATTCCCAAAAGTGAGTGGTGAGATTGGAAGTTGTATTACTGTTTATGTGGAAGATGTTTAGAAGGATAAAGATATGAAAATAGAATTAATCAAATTAAAATTCAATGATACTTGTGCATATAAGCATAAGCCATTCACTTATTGCTGTGATGAAATTCAGAATGATAAAGCTATTGTATTTACAGGTGAAGATTTGGTATGCAACGATACTTTTGGATTAGTAGTAAGAGATTCAGATGATACTATAATTCCTCAATTTTGTAATTCATACACAGAAACATTTAACTCTTGGGGTGATGAGTATGAGCAGACAGACAATTATCCAATTCAGTTATGCCCTCACTGCGGAGAGAAGATTGAGATTTCAGTCGTAGATGAGATAGATGTATCTGATAAGTATAATGAATTATCTAAGCAGCGTGAGGAATTGTGGAAGAAATGTCAGAAAACAGATAGTAAAAAAGAAGAGAGTGAGTTGAGAAAACAGGTTAGAAAGTTAGATGACCAGATAAACGACTTCTATGAATTAGGTGAGTGGAAAGGAGAATATTAAAATGGAGAACAGATTATTGTTTGAAAGTGATGTAATCGAAGCAATTGACAAACATATGGATGAATATGGTGAACTTGATGCTGATATTAGCTGTATTCTTGAAGAATTAAAATCACCAGTCTTTGTAGGTTCAAAAGACGCATTAAATAACTTGAAGGTAGAGAATGAACCAGTACAGAAACAGAAACGAGTTGAACTATTCTAGAATGAAGATGTCGTTTTAGAGCAGCGTGGTAACAGATATTATTTATCCCTCTATGATAAGGAAGGAAAATTTCAGAGAGAAGTAACTATTGATGTGAAAGATGATTATAAAGTTGGACTTGGAAATTGCAAGTAAAGGAGATGGCAAATGAAAGCCGTTTATATTCATAAAATATATTTGCACTTAAAAATAAATGGAATATGGAAATACGCAGATAGTATTGGTGGTAGATATGTCTATTTATATGGGGAACTGCCTGAAAATAGAGTAGAAGAATTTAGAAATAAAGATACTGTATTTTCTGAATTGATTAAACGAAGTGGATACATTGAAGACTTTATAGGATATAAAACATTTTGGAGAAAAAGGGTTTATGTAGATTTATTTCCATTAGCAAATGGAATTGTTTATAAAGATGAACTAGAAGCATTCGAAATAGAACATATTTACGAAGTAGTAGAAAATCCAATTATAGAACAATTGGAAAAGGATCTTGGGTTTAAAGGATATAGTCAGTTAGTTTTTGATAGAGAGCAAGAATTAAAAAATATGTTAATTAGCAAGTGACAGTAAATTCAGGTTCCTTTTGGTTACAAAGAGAGGATATTAAAGCAAGGAGGTAAGAAAAATTGAAGAGACAGATTCGTAGAGGTGTTTTCGAGACAAATTCAAGTAGTCAACATTCGCTTTGTATTATGAAAAATAATGAGCGTTATACACCAGATGAGATTGCAAGGGACTTTTATTTGTGGGATGACAAAGAAACTGGCGAGAAAGATTGCGAATGGCATATTTGGGATCATGATATGGAGTTTGGCAGAAGTCCATTTAGAGCATTAGGTAATTTTCATGACAAGTGGTTGTATGCTTGTGCTTCATTGGTGCATGAGTATAATGATGAGAATTATAAGAAACTTGAAGCACTTGCATTAAAATATGTTCCTGGTCTTAAAAAGATTATTATTCCGATGATTTCAGATTCAGTCGCTGATAAAAATCATCCAGAAAATAAAGATAGTGATTATGCACAGGAATATGGTAAGACAGAGGATGAGCTTAACGAATGGCTTGAACAGAAAGAAAAGGATTGGGGAATTGACACAATCGAATATTGGGAAACCGACAATGGATATTTTCATTTTGAGAAACCATGTACAGGATATGTTGATGTAGATATACTTAGTGGTTTCCTTAAAAAAGAGAATATATCATTAGAGGAATATCTAACAAATAAGAAATATGTTGTTATTCAAGATGGTGACGAATATGGATATTTTGGAGATATGAAACGTAGTGGTTTGATTAATTTGGATGCTATTGATCATGAGTATCCAAGAGCATATGGAACGGAGGATTAATTTATGAAGAGACAGATTAGACGTGGAGTTTATGAAACTAATTCATCAAGCACACATTCACTTACAATGTGTAGTGAGGAAGAATTTGAACAGTGGAAGAATGGTGAACTTCTTTTTGATGAATGGGGTTATGAGTCATTTGTAAAAGCAAATAGTTTATCAGATGATGATAAGAAATATGCAGCACAAGACTATGAAAATCACAAAGATGATTTTTCTAAAGATTGGTCAGACTTGTCAGAATCTGCGAAAGAAAAGTATTATAGCAAATACGCAAAAGAGAACAATATTGTAGACGAGGATGCTAAAACCTATGAGGAGTGGCAGCACGATGATCTTGAAACATTTGTAAATAGATATACAAGTAAAAGTGGAGATAAAATTGTTGCGTTTGGTAAGTATGGATACGATGGTTGATTTAATTTAGGAGGATTTTAAGAATGGAATTATTAGGAAGATACATAAATGGTAACTTTAAAACCACAATTTTGAGCGATGGAACAAAGATCAGAGAAACAGAAGATGATGAGTTTTTGCCAACTTTTGCAGAGAATATGGATATAAAAATTTGTAATTTTTGCGATATGGGATGTCCATTCTGCCATGAAGGTAGCACAACAGATGGAAAATTTGGAGATATTTTGAATGAGAAATTCATTAACACACTTCATCCGTATCAGGAAGTTGCTCTTGGTGGCGGAGATGCTACAAGTCATCCTGACTTAATTCCATTTTTACAGAAACTCAAAGATAGAAAAGTTATTGTAAACATGACGGTAAATCAGATTCATTTTGAGAAAAAACAAGAACTTATTAAAAAGCTTGTTGATGAAAAACTTATCTATGGTCTTGGTGTATCACTTGTAAATCCCACAGAAAAATTTATCGAACTTATTAAGAAATATCCAAATGCGGTTATTCATGTAATCAACGGGGTATTAAAGCCATCAGACGTAGAAGCTTTGGAGAATAATAATCTGAAGATGCTGATTCTTGGTTATAAACATTTAAGACGTGGTGATGATTTTTATTCAGAAGATCATGAAAACATTATTGTAAAGCAGAATTGGCTATATGAAAATCTTGCAGATATTATTGAGAAATTTAAGGTAGTTAGCTTTGATAATCTTGCCATCGACCAATTGAATGTTAGAAGATTGATGTCTGATGATGAATGGAATGAGTTCTATATGGGCGATGATGGAACAATGACTTACTACATCGACATGGTTGAGCGTAAATTTGCAAAAAGCTCAACGGCGGCATTTGATAAGAGATATGACTTATTGGATTCAGTAGATGATATGTTCCAGAAGATTTTATCTGAGTAACTTCACAGGAAAGCAACATATCCTTGGATTTTAAGAGAATAATACATTGGAGGTGAAAATATGTATCAGAATTGTTGTAAGAAATGTGGAAGCATTTCACTACATACAGAAGTAAAAGGCAATAACACAGGACTTTATTGTGATGATTGCGGCGCATGGATCAAATGGCTTGGTAAAGATGAATTGAGAGCTTTTGAACATTCTATGAGAGAAGCAACAAAAGAAGAAAACGAAGCTGTTGATAAGTATTTAGAAAGCATATCAGAACCAACAGGTTACAATATATATGAAGATTCAACAATTATTGAAAGACTTAACAGGTTTATAGATGGTATTGATGAAGCTATTGATAGCGTATACGACAATCCAACGGCAGAACACGACAAACTTATCTATAATAACGCATATGCTTTTGCTTTAGAAAAATGTAAAACAGGTATTCAGAATATCATTGAAGGTAGAGAATTTAATGATTCAGAAGAGTCGCAGTAAACCAATCTTTCATTGGAAAATTTTTAATCATATCTAAGCCATTCGGCTATGGGAATCCCAGTAAATAAGAGAATAAAATATCAGAAAGGTGGTGAAAAGTAGTGCATCCAAGTGATTTTTTTGAAAATTGCTCATTGAGGACTGGAATTGATACATTTGAAATTTTTGATGAAGATTTGAAACAAAAATTAAAAAGTATTCATCCTAAAAATTTCTTAAAAACAAAAATTACCCTACCAGTTTATAAGATAAATCTATCTTATGTGACAGAAAAAGGAAATTACAAGACAGTTGATAGATATACTGTAATGGATTCGGAGTCAGATGATGAGTATGTAGATTTTTGGATAGATATGTTTATTCAGGATTATAACAAAGATAATCCAAATCATAAAATGACAAAATGCGAAGTCAACAGTATTGAACGAATCTGCGAGGCTGTGCTGCCACTTGGTTAGCTTTTCACCATATGTATTTAATGCCTTTGATTAGCAAAGGTTGTCACAATGATTCATAAAACGGATCATTGGTTTATATGAATCGAAAAAGTAATGTGATAGTGACGTAAAAAGACACTCACTAAGTATGGCTTTACCTCATTGAAATGAAATTAATTTCAGTGAGGAAAGTACATATTGGTACAGAAAGCTAATACAATTGAAGAATTATTACAGGATTGTCCTGTAAACTCAATAATAGGAGACAATTTAATAAGAGCGTGGTCAAAAATTAACAGCCACAAATATTTATATATACTATGTTCTATTTCAGGTGGATCAGATAGTGATGATATGTTGGATATTGTTTATAGATGCGATAAAAGCAATAAAGTGAAGTATGTCTGGTTTGATACTGGATTAGAATATTCTGCAACAAAAGAGCATCTCAAATATTTAGAAAATAAATATGATATAACAATTGATTCATATAAAGCAATTAAGCCAATTCCACTATCGTGTAAACGATATGGACAACCATTTCTATCTAAGCAAGTCAGTGAATTTATCCAAAGATTACAAAAACATAACTTCCAATGGGAAGACGAGGATTTTGATACGCTATATAAGAAGTATCCGAAGTGCAAATCTGCATTGGAATGGTGGTGTGGAATAAAAGGTAATGGTAGTCAATTTAATATCACTCATAATAAATGGCTAAAAGAATTTATGATTGAAAACCCACCAACATTTAAAATTTCTAACAAATGCTGTCAATATGCGAAGAAAGATGTCTCACATAAGCTTTTAAGAGAAGGTGTATATGGCGATGGAAAAATACCATTTGACCTAAATATTGTAGGTGTAAGAAAAGCCGAAGGTGGAGCAAGAGCAACTGCATATAAAAGTTGTTTTGATGAAAATGATTCTGGTTGTGATAATTATAGACCTTTATTTTGGTATAAAGACTCAGACAAAATAGACTATGAAAATTCTTATGACATTGAGCACAGCAAGTGTTATACAGAATATGGACTGAAAAGAACTGGTTGTGCAGGTTGCCCATTTGGTAGAGATTTTGAATACGAATTAGAAGTAATTCAAAAGTATGAACCGAAACTTTATAAGGCTGTTAATAATATTTTTGGAGATTCTTACGAATATACAAGGAAGTATCGTGAATTTGTAAAGAATATGAATAAAAAGTAGAGAATAACAAATTGAGAGGTTACGAAAGCCTTGAAAAATAAGGCTTTTAGAACCTCAAAATATAAAAATATTACATATAAAGGAGATTTTAAATTAGGATTTTTCTTTCAAGTGAGGTTAGAGGATATAATGACAAAGAAACAATTATTAAAAGAAAAAGAAAATTTAGAGTACAAATTATCAATTATAAATAAGGCGTTGAACCAAGATAATATAGAAAATCCAAAATGTTTTATTCTTGATACAATTCCTTGGCGTCATGATATTTTGTGGCTAATTGCAGATATTGTCAGAACATCTCCGATAGTTAATAAAAATTATCCTTATGGATATGATTGTAACATTTGTGAAGAATGTGGAAATGAATGTTCTACGGATGGAGATGGCATAGATTGTAATTGGGCATTTGTAGAATATTTTGAAAAAGAACTTCGTGAACGAGGCTATTACGAAAGCAGAGCATGAAGAATTTAGCAGATGTAATACTGATTGGAGTGGTCTTCGAGGTGGATTTTGATTTAAAGGAGAGAATAAATGAGCAGTAGTAGTATTTATGGAATAAGAAAAGATTATACAGGAGAAGAAATATTTGAATATAAAAACTCATGGTTGTTTTCTCCTATAATTTGGGGCGTCTTACCAGATAAATATATTCATGATTACATTCAAACACCATTTGGTTTTAAAAAGGGAATTATTGGAATGGACGGAAACGATGTATGGACAAGAACTAACAAATTCATTAATGAGTGCGATAACACACCTGATAGGGTTTGTTGGGAGATGTCAAATCAACAGATTTTTCATACTTGTGATAAACAGATTATTTCAAATTCTATTATGCAATTCTTAAAACAAAATGATACTTATGATGTATCAGAAGAAGATAATATCCCAGTTTTAAAAAGAGAACATATTATTGAAAGATTTACCGAAATAGCAAATGATATTTTGTCAATTGACGAAAATGAATTTCCATATTTTGTTTTTAAAAATACAACAGTTGATGATGGCGTTGAGAGATGGTTTGAAAAATATGATGAAGAATCTGATGAGTATGTTTCATGTGCAATGTCAGAAAATACAGATGATTTTTATGCAGAATTTGTATTTTTCAAAGATGGAAAAATTGACAAATTTGTAAGTAACAAAAATTATCAGTTTGAATCATAGCAGGAAATTTTTCTTTCTTGTGAAGATTGGAGGTATTATATGTCTTTTACAGTAGATTTTAGTTCAATAAGAACAGTTAGAGTTCACAAAGAACAATTTGACGCAATAGACAATAAAGCAAATGTCGTAATGATTACTTGCATTGAGGATGGAAGAGTTATTCCATTCAATAGAGCTGATAGCGAAAAAGATAAAATTGATAGATTGAACAGGAATAGTGGAGAATAACATTATGGATAATTTAACACGTAGAGAAGAAGTAAATCTTCATGAAGCAATTCAGAAATCTTTTCCTAAAATTCTTATCAAGGATCTGACAGAACATGAAAGAATCTGTCCTGTCTGTAATGGTCTTGGTATGATCATTGAAAACAATATTTATGGAATCAAAGGTGACAAGTCCGAAGCTGCGAAACGAGAACCCTTCCCATATAAACATCAAGCACTTTCGTTTTGTGGAAGTTGTTTTAATGGTGTACAGATATTATGTCCTTATTGTGGACAACCCTATGTAAATCAAGCGTATATGCATTGCGGCTGCGAAGGACAGAAGAAAGCCGATGAAGAGGAGAGAATAAAGAAGTGGAATGAGAAAGTTTCTAAAGCAGTTCCAGTTGACGAAAAAGATGTAGACACAATGCTTTACTGTGAAGAGTTTGATGAGTATTACGATACTGTTGATGATTTCTTTGACGATTATTTTGGGCGTTATACAGATGAAGAATTTAATAATGATGGCAGACCTGAGAGATTATGGGTGTGCAGCGTGGAGAAGATTCATATTGATGCTGATAATGTAGTTGACAATGCTTGCGAAGAGTTACATGAAGATGCTTATGAACAGTGTGATATTGGTGGTCTGCAAAATTTGTTAGATACCTGGTGTAAAGATCAGACAGGAGCTATTACATATTATCCATATTATAAGCAGTATGTAGAAATTGATTGGAGTGAATATGAAGATTGTAGCAGGTAATTATTTCGGTAAAAATATTCAGTTTGTATGTAGATGCTGCAACTGTGTATATGAAGTTGAATCAAAGGATGATTGGAATGTTCAGATGATATTTCCTAACTATTGTAGTTTTAAATATAAAGTTCCTGAATATGGAGTAACTTGTCCTAATTGTGGTCATGAAGAATATCTTGGTTGCGATCAAGATGACTTGATAGGAACTGAATCTGAAAACCTACACTGTCCTTGGATTCCATTATTAAAGAAGAGAGCAGATTGGAATGAACGATATAGGGTTGAGCCAATAAGAGAATAAGTATTTGTGAGGTGAGTAGATGAGAGCATACAAATGTGATGTTTGTGGTAAGTATTGTGAAGATTGTTTTGAAATTAAGGATGATACATTTGATGTATTCCCATCAGATTTCGTTGACAGAGGACAATATGATAAAAAAAAGGTGGAAGTACGAGATTTGTGTTCTGAATGTTATGTAGATATTAAAAATTATATTCATAACAAAGTATTCAATAGGTTTAAGAAAGAGGAAGAATCGAAGTAAAGATTCGATTCTTGCGGAAATTTTTACAGAGAATATAAGAATAGGAGGTACAAATGGGAACACGAAATTTAACAATTGTACATAGTAATGGCGAATATAAAGTTGCACAGTATGGACAGTGGGATGGGTATCCTGAAGGTTTAGGCGTACAATTGCTTGAATATCTTAAAGGAATAAATATTAACGAATTAAGAAATTCAGTGAATGATTGTACATATTTGTCTAAGGAAGATTTTGATGAGATAAATAAAAATATTGATGAAGCAATGAAGGATAATCCAAGATTTCCTTGGCAGAAGTTTTATCCAGAATTATCAAGAGATACAGGTGGAGATATTTTAAAGTTAATTATGTTTAAGAATAAAACAAAGTTGAAAAACTCATTAAACTTTGCAGCAGATAGCCTTTTCTGTGAGTGGGCTTATGTTATTGATTTGGATAAGAATACTTAT